TCAGTGACCCTGCACCAAGACGCATGAGGATTCGAGCATTAACTTGCTCATCGGAATATAGAAACCGAGGGGAGTCCTCAGTCGTGTTGGTGGCAGTGAACAATCGGCAGTGGCATATCGCACACGGATATAGGGAATAGCTGTCACCAACAATCTTAACTACAGGAGATTTATGAAACTGCTCGACGAATTACAAAGCCGGTTTGAGATTAAGAATGACCGTCAACTGGCTGCAAAACTAAACGTATCGACTCCAGTGATGAGCCGTATTCGTAACGGTAAATCCAAGGTATCAGCCGATATTATTATCCGTGTTCATAAAGTATTCGGTCTGCCGATCCTTGAGATTGAGGAACTGTCTCAATGACTTGGGCAATTACGGAGCTAGACGTTATCCGATGGGCAGAAGCACGAGGAATCATTGAGAACTCGGATTCCAAGAATCAGCTACTCAAAGCAGTCTCAGAAATGGGAGAATTAGCCGATGCTATTATTAAACGGGATAGACCTGCTATTGTTGATGGCCTTGGTGATGTGCTTGTGTGTCTTATTGTTGTGGGGGCTTTAGAGGACGTAGATCTAACCCGTTGCCTAGAATCGGCCTATAACGAGATTAAAGACCGTAAAGGCTACCTTAATAAGAACGGAGTATTTGTTAAAGATGGATCAAGTTAATCATCCAGCACACTATACCGATGGTGGTATTGAAACCATTGACTTCATTGAAGCCAAGAACCTAGACTTTCATCTAGGCAATGCCGTTAAATACATCTCTAGGGCAGGGAAGAAAGAAGATAAGCTAAAAGACCTGCTAAAAGCCCAGTGGTACATTAACCGGGCTATTAGTCGGATTACACCTTAATCAACTGACCCCTAAACACCACATGGTCATCATCCCAGACCTGACATAGCTCAGGCGGTAGCAGTTTTCCGTCCACAAAGGTTAGAACCGCAAAGCCTGATCTATGATTCTTAGGATTGTCCTCAGAATACTCAAACTGGTCACCATGCACATCAGCCAGTGAGCCTGTATCTACCCCATATCTATCGCCTCGGTAATCGCTCCACGGGGTTACTTTCAGGGAATGTAGGTGTCCGGTAACGATACTAATACCGGCCTTCATTGTGTTATTGTAAACAGCATGGATGCCATTATGATAACGGTGCTTAATCATCGTAGACTCGTTGACCATAATGCTTGTGGAGAACTTCCATCTAGGGAAATGGTCAGTCAGGTTCATGCCTTCTACGCCTCGCCAAGTATCCCCTACCTGAGCCGCTAAACGGGCGTTAAAGCGCATATCGTGGTTACCCCATGTCCAGTGCAGGGCAGCGCCTTTTGCGGCCTTCTCGACCTCCTCTAGACGCTCCTGACAGGCTTCTAGCTCCTGTTTTACAGTAGGGATAACGCCCCATCCTGATACCGGATGCCGGGAGATACTAGCCCCGTCAAATACATCCCCATTCATAACGACCATCCGAGGCTTTAAATCTTTGATGATCTTTACAAATGCACGATGTGCTGTGCTAACAACTCCGGGCCAGTAGTGGCAGTCAGACCCGACAACAATAACCCCATTTCCTAGCTCTACGTTGATCCTGACATTATTCTCTGGATACGTTACCTTGAAATCAGGGCTATTTTTAGCTACTCCAGCAAGGACAATCCCATACTTTTTTTCGATATTCCTGCGCCTAGCGTGTGTGTTTCTTTCATGAATACCTAATATTTTTGAAACTTTTGTTACTGATCCGTGTTTATTCCACAGACCTATAAATTCTTGGTCTGTGCAAGCTGATTTGGTCATGATCCCCTCTAGTTAGAAAATCGATGAAATTCTCCGCACCAATCATCCCTACCAACGACAGGAAAGGTGCTTTCATAGTTATCATCACCAACGCTAACTAATGTCGGAGGATAACGTCTGCAATAGCCTAATTCTTCTTTTGGCTCACCCTCGAAGAATGAGCAAGATTGACACGCTGGCATCCAATCTTCTTTTTTAGGCATTATGATTTATTACCGCTAAATTCAGGCTCAACATCCAATAACTTAAAAGACGCTGCTGGCCATGTACGGTTCTCACCGTTCTCAAATACTGCCAGAATCGCATTACCTCTGCGTGTCCAGCAAAACCGGATATAAGCCTCTTTACCAAAGGCATAACCATCATTTAGGCCAATCGGAGCGCAATACTGATCCCTAGTGGTAATTACCGTCCAGCCACCAGCATTATTCTCAAAACCCGCTGCTTCTTGTGCAAAACTATAACAACTAATTAGCGATAAGACAACAGCGAGTTTCTTCATGTTAGCCTCCTAAATAAAGGGCTTTTTCATCGTTTCGCCTCTTTACAAGGCCTGGTAATACCTTACCCCCACCTCTTGTGTACTTTGAGAACTCAGCAGCAGCACCTTGGTAATCGCCTCGGTTATGCTTCTGTCTTAGAGTGCTTCTCTGCAAAGCCCCTAGACCTACATTAAAGGAAAAGCTGACCAGCGCGTCCAACTGCCCTTGATTAGTAATAACAGGACAAAAACGGGATACGCCTCGTACAAACCGAGCAAGATCGGCCTTAAGAATCTCATCGATTTCCTCTTTGGAAAAGATACGGAAATGCTCAATCTTTAGTGGATATTTCATCCGGTCAGCCATGTTCAACTTACCCTGTTCAGGATACAGAACATGACCGACACCAATAGTCCACAAGGCAGCAGGACAGCGGTAAGGCTTATTCCTTACCCCTTCATGATGCTTAATCATTTTTAATGCTTTATCGCTAATCATTTGCCAAAAGCCCGACCGCCAAAGTGGAACGCTATGATTGAGGCAAATAGTGCCTGAGTCTCATCATCCCAGAGCTGTTTAGACATTTCATCAAAGGAAACACCGGCCTCAAAGCCCTTGTAAGCCAGAGTAGCGTCAATAGCGCACAAAAGGCCAAAGAAGCCATAAGTAATCACAGGACGTACAGAAGCCCTGAGATTCTTCATCCACTGGCTAGTGCCTTCATTTAGGCTCATATCGTGGGCATAGATAGCTTGCATCTCAGCCTGTTGAGCGCCAATCAAAGCCATACGCTCGTCAGCAGCAGACTGAACCTTTATCTCATCTAGCCTTATTTCCTCAACCTTTTGCTGTGCGGCATAACCTTCCTTAGCTAAGGCTAGTTCACGCTCAATCTGGAATCTAGCCATCTCAAGCTCGTGTTTCTTGTCAGACTTATCCTGAAAGAAATCCAACAACTTGGGCAAGCCACCCATCAAAAACGACATAAAAGTTGAAAAGACTGTAAGCATTAACTACCCCCTAACGTAAACATCCAAACAATACCGACTATTATCGCAATAGAAACTATTCCACCAATTACCATAGCAATTACATCTTGAATAAGTTGGGCTTTCTTGGCCTTTTCTCGTCTAGCAGCCATTTCCAAAGCCTTGAGATGCAACTTATGATCTATTTCCCTCTGTCTACGGTCAGCTCTTATCTTCTCTAGCCGCCCCATAAACTCGTCGTACAAGCCGGGTTCCTGAAACTGGTAGATAAACATCTCTTTCAGGTCTTTGTAGAACTGTCTTAGTTGCCTCTCAGCAACCATCATTTCAATGACGATCTCGTAGTCGCTACGGCTGTCTTCTTGAGAAGGGTTTTCTTGGAGTTCCTTGGCCTTGGCTATGCCTTCCTCAGCCTTGCCAGCAGACGAAAAAAAACTGGTAAGCGCCCCTAGTGACTCATGAGCAGACTTACCAGCCTCAGCACATTCCCTGATTTCGTCAAAAGCCTCTTTAGCTACGTCAAAAGCTGCCTTAGCCCCTTTAATTACCATTAGGGCTGTAGCCACCTCAATCATTTTGGCAACGTCCCATTACCGGCCATCCAGAACATAATACCCAATGCTCCAGCACCTACAATCCAAAATACTTTCTTAACCACGGAACGACCAACTTCTTCATAAATCTTCTTAAAAGCCACCTCTGCTGCACGTTCTGCAATGGCTTCTATTTGCTCATCAGTAAGAGGCAGCTTTTCCATGATTAGCTCTTCATAATGTATGCAAGCGCATAGTAAGGAGGCAGGTTAGCGTTAGTGCCAGAAGAACCAGTAGTGCTGTTAGACACAGTAACGCCTGTAGTATTGCTTGCCAATCCATTTCCAAATCCACCAATAGTGCCAGCAGCGTATCTGCCGCCTCCAGACTGTGCAACAATAAAATCAAAGTTATTGTTTGCAACGTGAGTATGCCCAGGATCAGTAACGGTAGCTGTGTGCGTATGACTAACAACAATCGCATTTTTAGAGCCGCCAGTCGGAGTGGGAGATCCTGTAACTGTAGTCTTTGCAACTCCAGCATCATCAGAATGAGCGCCAATAATAAATTGATTGCGTAAGTCTGGAGTTCCGTTAGAGCCATTACACAGCAACCAGCCACTAGGAATCGTGGCAACAGTGCCTGACCACATTACGATAACACCAGTCGGAATAATGTCTCGCACAAAGGCAGTAGTAGCGAAGTTAGTGCTATCGTCAGATACAGATGGAGTCGATCCAGTAGCAGTACCAGTAACCGTCAGATTTCCGCCAACGGAAAAGTTATCGCCATCAGTACCTGATTGCTGGTCTTTAAGCTGCGCCATCAACTCACGGATAGCGTTATTAATGCCCGATGGAGCGCAGCCCTCTGCAATGTTAATACCGGCAATATCGGTATTATTTGCTGGTGTAGAGCTAAATTCGCTGATCTTGTTCTTTGCCATGATTAATCCTTACTGACCCAATAATCCGTAGGTTGGATTTAAACTTTGCTGCAATTGCTGTTGTTCTGCTGCCATCAAAGCCCTACCAAAACCAGTCCTAAGAGATTCTGGCACAACACCACCAACCCTAGCACCAGCGCCATAAATGTTTCCAATAACACCCTCTGGTTTTGCGCCAAGATATTTTTGAGCCATTACATTGCGAACAGGGCCAGACGTACCTAAATAAGCAGGTATAGCAATAGGAGTCTGAAATAGTAATGAAAGTGGATCTCCATACGCAGCACGTTCAGCAGTACCGCTAGACGGGAATGCCCTTGGGAATGCTCCACTTAGCATTGCAGCAGTTTCAATCGGCTCTTTAGTCGTTCCATAAGTAGGACGCTTAGATAGTTCTTTAGACAGCTTTGCAGCACTTACGTTGCCCGTATCTGCATTAAATGCCTTATCAATCAAGAACCAGTTAGACATGTCTTGACGACCCTGACGGAACTCCTTAAGAACCTGATTACCATTAGTTCTCATTAAATTTGCAGGGCTACTTAAATAACGCTCAATAGAATCCTCAAGAGAATTTCTTAATGTTGTTAAAGCATTAATAGCAGTGCCAGCACCAGCTTTTTTAGCTTGGAATAAATTGTCACCAATAGACTTCATTGACTGGAATGCTTGATTGCCAGTCATTCCTTGACTTGCAAACCCCTCAAAATCTTTAAGTATTTTTAAGGCACGTCTATCTTCAGCCGAAAGCAAAGAAGGTTTTAGGCCTTCAATTCTGCTAATTTCAGACTTAATACTAGTTTGAAATGCGTTATCACCAATAACAGCAGGAATGCGCTCAAGCGTCTTATATTTATCAAGAGCCTGTTTATAAGCAGATCTCATGCTTTCATTAGTAAGCGGAGCAGCAGCAGGGATATTGATTAATGATTTTGCAATCTCATTAGTTTTTGCTTGGTTACCTTCTTCAAATCGAGTAAATGCCTCTCTTGCTATAGGAAAACGAGACTTAATACCTTCTTTGAGAGGCCCCCCATAACCACTAATCTGTGTCGGATCAAGTTGGAAACCCTCAGCCAATGCTCTGCGACCAACTTCTTGCTGTTGCTCTGTAAGAGCAGGTGGTAATTGTGGAGCCAGACCTACCTGACGCAAACCAAATTGCATACCACCACCAGCAGCCCCACCAACTCCAGCCTTTTCAATCATTTCTTGGGTTGAGCCACTAGGGGTTGTCATTGAATACAAAGCACCACCAGCAGCGGCTTGAGGAATAGTAGTCGGCAACAAAGCACCGCCTAATCCAGCAGCAGCACCCCCAACTACAGGGGCCTTACCAGCAGCTTTTAGAGCCGTACCTCCAAGCAATGAAGTCAGCACATCAACACCAGTAGAGCCAATAATTTCAGCGCCACCAGTAGGTTCTGTAGCCCTATAAGTAGGTGACATAACAGAGCGAGATTCTTGCACACCAGCTTCATATTGGCGCAATGATTCAGGACTAGTAACGCCTAAAATATCACCAAGACGCAAGCCAGCACCGTACAGACCTTCACCTATCTGCGAAATACGCTTACCAGCACCAGAAATAACCCCACCTTGCTTTGGCTGTCTTGACTCTTGTATTTTAGTTATCTCAGCAGCAAGAAGACGAGCAGACGTAACATCACCTGCTTTGTCAGCCTCAAGCAGTGCTTGTTCCAAGTCTTGAATAGTTATAGCCATAATCTTCCTTATTTGCGCCTATACTTCTCATAAGCACTACGTCCAGCAGGGCTTAACTCATCTTTTTTTAGAGCAGGAGGAATTACATTGCCTTCCAATATGTCATCAAACTCGCCTCTATAAGAATAAGTACGAGCATACTCATTAGGCAAATCTTTCATAGCCTTTTCAGAAACATTAATATATTGCTTTAATTGCCTTACTAGCTCATTTTTATCCATACCAGCTTTCATCGATGCTTGAATTTTGGAAAGAGCTTCCATTTCCGCAATAGCAACGTTACCGACAGCACCACCAGTAGGTGAGGCAGTACGCATTTGCTGCAAAGATGTAACAAAAGACCTTGTAAGCAAGTTTTGCAACAGCTCATTAGCAGCCATTGTTTCTGGATCCAGCACAACACCACCAATAGTTCCAGATCTTAATGGGGCAGTTCTGCTTGAAAGGGCTTCCAAGTATTTAGGATTATTAAGCAACGCTTTAGCTGAATTTCTTGCATCAACGACATTTCTCAATGTGTACCGAACTAAAGACTCAGTAGATGGTTGTGCTTGCAACAACTCCTGACGCTTAACCAATGGCAAGACATTCGGTGGCTGATTGATAAGCGCCTTATCAGATATGCTCTTAGGAACAAACTTAGATTCTGGCGCAGCCTGTGGAGCAGCTTCAGGAGCAGGAGCAACTTGGGCTGACGGAGCGACTCTAGGTGCAGGGGCAACTCTAGGAGCCGGAGCAACTCTAGGAGCCGGAGCGACTTCAGGAGCAACAACCTGTTGACGAACGCCTCCTCTACCAATGAATTCACCACGACCAGCAGGAACAGGTGCAGATACACCAAACTCTGCTTGAAGTTTTGTAGCCTCTCTAGCAAGTTCTGCTGTCTTGGCTGCATCAGGAGCATTTTGAAATCTGATGATGTCTGCCATTTGGTCAGGCGTAAGTTTCGTCTGATCCATCGTGCCATACTTCATCATTGCGTAAGTGCCTTGCAAGCCCTCAAGGCGCATACCTTTTGCAGACTCTTGTGCCTGTCTGTAAATGTCTTGTATACCTGTGCGAATCTGATCCATGCCAAGATAGCCAGTTTCAGAAAGCCGCTTCAGAGCAGTAACCTGACCCTTAAAGTTTGCTGGCACTTCTTTTTCGATAGTGGCCCAATCAAACTGAGCCGTAGACATTTGCTTTAACTGGTCATCAATAGCCTTGATTGATTCTTCATTGGCTTTTCTTGTGTCTCTGGCTTCTTTTGTTGCAATCCCCATAAGGCTTCTATTTGCATCAAGAAGCATATTCTTTTGGGCAAGCAATTGAGCATCTGGGCCTTGTTGTGCAACAGTAGTAACACCGGGCAACGCTGCCTCTGCTTGAGGCTCAACAGCACCAGTCATAAACGGTTGACCACCAAAGCCGGGTACAGCTTGGAATGAAGGAACAGCCTGTTGTGGTGTTGGTTCAGCCTCAGTCGTTACTTGAGCAGGTGCTTGATGACGCAGACGCATCTCAACTTCAAGGCGATTTGCTTGCTCCATCAACGCATCGCCCATAGGCTTGTACTGAGTGCCAAGCATATAAGCAGCATTAGCCTTAGCCCGTAAACTTTCAGGAGTATTATCAGCACCTTGTGTACCAGTAAATGCTTTGGAGCGCTCTCTAATAGCGACTTCCTCAGCAAACTTACCCGGATCAATGTCAGCCAATTGCGCTAGGTCAGGATATTTAACTTTCGCATCAGCAATAGATTTCAATCTATCCATTGCTTGTCTCTGAGTAAGTGCTGTACTCTGCAATTGCTGTTGCATCGCAATATTCTTCAGACTTTGGTCAAATGCACCACCACCAGCAGCCATACCGCCAGACAATGCAGCCAGAATGTTCTCAGCAGCAGATCGACGAGGCCCGATACGGCTCATGCCCTGAGCTAGCGCCAAACCAGCACCAAGCAAACCCTGAATATTGGCTCGTGATTGCGTTTGTTGCAGTTGTTCAGGCGTAATCAGCCCAGCGCCAAGTAGACCTTGATAGGTTCCGGGTGCTTGACCAAAGATGTTAGGGATGTAATCTGTAATAGCCATATTTCACCTAGATAAGCGAAACTTGCGGAACATTAGTCTGGAATCTCTGCGCCTGCTGAGGCATAGGGTTCCCACGCATCAGGTTAGGATTTGCTTGAGGACGAGGAGGCGCTTGCAAGGCATTTTGAGCGCCCATCAGCGTCATTTGCGTAAGAACAGGGTTCTCGCCAGTAAACGATTGAAATGCCTTTGGAATCTCAGACACCGTCTGCATAAATGTTGGAGAAGCCGCAGGAGTAGCAGCAGTTACAATTCCTTGGGCCAATGGAGTGCCAGAAGTCGGAACTGCCGACATACCAGTTACAGGGAAATAAGCAGATCCACCGCCAGCAACACCACTACCTGCAACTGGCATATATGCAGAACTACCAGCACCAGCTAGAGCGCTAGTTCCAGCAGGAGCAGCCAATTTAGATCCTGCCAAGGTCTGAGCGCCACCTAATACACTCCCGCCAATGCCACCTAAAGCACCGCCAAGCAAAGCGCCTTGCAACGGATTTCTTCTATTTGCGACAGCTCCAATAGCAGAGCCAATAAGTATCGGAGCAGCAGCAGCACCCATTATTTACCCCCTTGTGGAGTAGCTGTAGTCTTAGTCTCCAGAGGAGCGCCATAAAAGACATTAGAAGCCTCTTGCAGTCTTCGCATCGGCAGTTCTTGTGCAGCCAAACGTCCTTGAATATCTTGAAGTCTGTAACCTTCTTCAGCCTGACCTGCTTGCAGGAGTCGCTGAATATCAGCATAGTCAGCAGCCGCCATCGTAGGAGCAGCCTGAGCAGCCTCCATTTGACGGGCACGTTCAGCCTCAGCAGATTGGAAAGCCAGTTGACCACCCTGTTCAGTCATAGCACGGGCAAATACGTCTTGAGCGCGTCCCTCTTGTTCAGCCATAGCTCCAGAACCATAACGGCCCATCGAGGAAGCACGAGACTGTAAGCCCTGTACGCCCTCTGTAAACTGCTCACGAGCCAGACGGTTAGACTGCTCCAAAGCACCCGCTAGGAATGGATTAACGCCTCGTCCTTGGATCGTAGCTAGTTGCTCTGCTTGTGCAGCACTCAAGAGAGGAGAACCAGCCTGAGCGCGTTCCGCTGCTCTTTGAATAGCCTGTCGAGAGAATGCCGATTGCTCAGGAGCCAAGGTAGCAGGAGCCTCTGGCATCCCTTGATAAAGCCGTTGAGCCTCACCCAGAGAGTAAGTAATGTACGGCTTAAACTCCGGGCTTATCTCTGTCTTTGTTTGTTCAGTTCCGCCACCACCACCCATATCACACCTCGCATATCCATTTTCGAGGCCGGAATCCATAAGCCTTAGCCCTACGATTCCAGCCCGGTCTATGACTAGCAAATGTCAAATATTTAACGTTTGCCTCTCTAGCCATATTTTTTATAAATTGTAAACCTTTTTGCACCACTTGATAATCATTTTCTAACGTCCATGCCGCCCAAATGTGCAATTCCTCGCCCATTGGTTGCAAAATAAAGAAGCCATAAAAATGGTTATTCTCTAGTATTACCCACAGCATCGCCTTCTGGTTCCAGCAATCTGTGTATACGTCTTCAGGTATCCAATTCTCAGGGCTTCTGCCCTTGATCTTGTCCAAACCAGCCCGGATACTAGGCCACCATTTGCGGAGATCATCCACAGGAATATGTTTAAATTCTGTCATCCCACAATTATATAACCGTAGGTCTTATTCGCCGTACTATTAGCCCAATGAGATATAGTTGCTTGTCCTTGTTGCTGGCTTGAAACATACAGGTTCGTTGTCGCAGCAGGAGCCACATAGCTCATCGTTACAATGGCAGACGGAATTGATGGTCTTGTCGGGCTTGTACTCGTGTCAAAATGCTCAAGCGAAACACCAATATTAGTCGTTCTCCATATAATCTCAACATAATCACCAGCGTTCATTTCCAGAAAGAAATTCATCGCGGCAATTAAGTGAGATGGATCGCCAGTGCTTTTCCTAGCTGGCATATGAAACCGGCTATTAGATCCAGCAACATTAGTACCGTTCTTACGGAACCAAACGTCTATATCCTGACCATCGTTCGTGGTGTTCTTAAATTGCAAACTAAACTGTATGTTATATATACCGTAGTTTCTGACATTTAGCCGAGAACTGTTGGATAGGTATATTCCGTTACTGTAATCTGTTGTGTTATAGGTAATAGCATAGGCTGTTGTGGTATTGGCGGCAGTCTGGTCTGTAGTGTCCTGAAACGCTCCATAAGGCGCTGAATCTTCTTCTGCCTCATCAGATACCGGAACAAAGAAAATCAGGCTGTCGTAGCCTATACGCTCGTCAAATAGGGTAGTTGTGGTGGCATTGCCGGTTGCTAAAGTAATTTCGCCAGTATTGTTGGTTTTTCCGTCCATAATCCCACGGACAACCTCAGCAACAGATCGCTGATCTCCTCCAAATGGCGGTAATGTGCGAAATTGCCTCATCGATCACCCTGTTTCACAACAGTAAGCTCTAAACCAAAGGCTGTTTCCCAATTAGCACCAGTAGGAGTTAGTCTAAGCCTGTGATATTCGCCATTACTCCGCAAGCTCACACGGTTTTCAGCGTCTGGGGCCACATCTGCGCTAAATTCCACCTGTTCAGCAAGATTATCTCGGCTAGAAACAGCGATTAGACCGCTACCTTTGTCCACAATCGGCCTTGCCAGCGTCACAGTAGACCTACCTACGTCAATATCACCCGTTGTTATGTTGGCAGTCTTGGGCTGACCAGAGAAAGAAATGATCTTCTGACCAGAAACACCTGCAAACAGCAGTTGTCCACCAGCAAATACACGGGAATCAAGCGGAATATCAAGAGCATCAATGCTTGAGCTATAGTTATCAACCTGTTCTAACGTTGCAGAAGGCGTTAATACATAAGCAATAGACGTTGCTGTAGTATCGGCATAAGACCATTTATCCAAATCAATGGAATACATCAGGAGATTCTTACCGCCAAACGTATTATTAAACTTCCATATTACTAATTTATTAATAGGGTCAACCGTGGCGCTCATTCCTGTCGGGATTTGATTAGGAATAGCGTTATCAAAGAACCAGCGGTTTACTTTCTCAGTACCTATATTTTTTGTAGATTGCCCATCACAGACGTAAAAACCATCGTCAGCAAGGAAATAGGTCAAGTTACCGTATTGAGCAATAGAGCCGTTAGAAATACAGCCCAAAGACCTAGAAATAGCGTCAAACTGGAAGAAAAACGGAGAGCCAGCATAGCTCATCCGGTAGATAGCTCGTTCCAAGAAGATAAGCCCGTACTCACCACCAGCAATACCAGTAATATCACCGCCATCAGGCAGGATCTGGCTGTCAGCCTGAGAAGCAGCAGCAGGAGTCCAGTCTGTCTCATCATTAATATCAGACCAGTAAACCTTGCTCGTATCCGTCCCGTCATTCGCAGCCACCACAAAATCACGGACAACTGTTACAAACTTTGCAATAGGGGCATCAGAAGACAAATTGGCAAAGCTAGTAGAGGAATTTAACGTCCATGCTTGCAGCTTATCCTGACCATTAGCCAGAATCATCTTGGGGCCAAACTGCGTTACATCCCAACCCTCAACAGCCGTGTATCCTGTAGTCGTAGCTGCATCCAGACTAGCATCATTGCTGTCAAACTTGTAAATCTGAGTTGTACTAGCCGCAAACAATGAGCTTACCCCGCCAAACTTGCCAGCAAAGGTAATCAGCAGGTTTGCCCCGGCAGCATCAGAATAATCAGCTTCAGACTTTAAAGGAGCATAACCATTAGCAACTGGATAACAGTTTTTAGCATCTGTTACCGCACCCGTAACACCCGGCTGATCTGGCAACCACTCACCGAATAGAATCTTTTGCATTTATTCCTCTGCCGGTAATGGTTGGTTGCCTTCTTCAAGCCACTTCAGGAAAGCCTGATAGTCGGTGTTCACAGGATCAAAGGGGATGAATGCGTTGTCGGATAGGCGCACAACTTGATTTTTATCAAATTTAGAAAGTTTGTACATTTTCATAACTCCGATGCCATTGCCGCAGTGCTTTGCCTACTAAAATTTCCCGTTGCAAGGATATTTACTTGGTAAAAAAACCCGTCAGCAGTAATAAAATGGGTGTTATCAGTATTTGTGTTGGATGCACTTATATTCGTAAATGAAATTGTCGGAGAGCCGCGCATTTTGACTTTAAATGCAATATATGAGCCTTGGCCCACATTGGCCCCATTTCCATTGTAGGATGTGCCAACACTTACGGCTTGTTGCAAATAGTAGCGCTGACACAACGCCAACATCGTACCCTGCGGCCTGTAATCAAAGCTCGTCGCTGTGCTGCCTTTTTCTAGTTGGACATTAGATATATCAAGTGTAAAGTTTTGTGCGGCTGTTTCTTCAGTCCATACAAATACCGTAATGTTATTAAATGATGATCCAAGCGTTCCGGTAAGTGGCACACTAAGTGTTGTCCAAGTATTTGCTGAAGGTGTAATGCTTCCGACAGCTGTTACAGTAGTCGTTGTGCTAATGAAGAATTGACCTTCCGTGTACGTCGAGTTTGTCCAACTGTTAACAACATCGCTAGTCACAGAATCTGCTGTGCCTGTCCATTCAAGAATGGCGTAACGCACCGCTTGAGAACCAGAAACGCGCACCTGAAAGTTTAATGTTACAGCCCCACCTCTTAAATCTCTGCAATTTGAACTTTCAATGATTTGAGCTAATCCCATGCGTTGTGCAGAGGATTGATTTTGTGTTAGCCTAATATTGAATGGAATACCGTCTTGTTGATTTGTCTGTTGCGAAACATTAACAGATGCAGTTTGCGTTAATACATACCAACGATCAAAACAATAGACATCGTCTGCAACAGCAGTTGATGCTCCAGAATTCCGCTGGTCAATCCGCATATCACCGTTGATAATGCGGTTCTTAAACCCAAATCCTGTCGCAGCAGTAGTCTGAGTGCTGTTATCGTTAAACGTAAAGCCGTTAGTGCCGTTAATGGTAACGCTCATTATTGGGCCTCCAATGCGGCTACTTTGGCCTGTAGTGTTTCGATCATTTGCTGTTGTTCTTGGATGGCTTTTACAAGGCGGGCTTCAGTTTTGCTCCAGCCGGTAATGGAAAGTATTTTTTCTTCCGAATCATCAGCAGACACAACGTCTGGGTAAACGGCTTGCATTTCTTGAGCAATGAAACCGACTTGATGACCGCCGCCATAAGACTCAACGTAGTCAAACTCAACAGGTCGCAAAGCAAGGATATTTTGCAATTGCGATGGCAAAACTTTTATGTTTTCTTTAACGCGCTGGTCAGAAGTAGAGCCAAATGCTGCTGTGTTCGCACCGTTAGCGTTGATTTTTCCGCAAGATGTCGCGGTGTTATTAACCTCGAACTTTATGAAAGTTTGCGAGGTCGTTGTGTTGTTGTCGAACTTGGAGATGATTACAGCGTTGTTTGATACGTCACCTGCGGCAGTCGAACGAAAATATGCAACTCGCCCACCATTAGCTGAAGCAGAATCTTGAACGATGTCCAACTTAGCAACTGGCGTTGTGCCAACACCCAAATTACCACTGGAGTCGATACGGGCGCTTTCAACACCGCCCTCAGCAAAAGCTATAGTGTCAGCAGCAGGGAAGAATATTCCAGTATTCGTATCACCAGTTGTATAAATTGCAGGAGCCGATGCAGATCCAGCAGGAACCTCATTGACAGCACCAGACATATTCATAGTTCCATCAACAGCCGGAACAGTAATTGTTTTATCTGATGCTGTATTAGCACCCTGAAGAATTACGCCGCCGCCAGAAGCTGTGTTTAACTTGATTGGCATCTTATTGCCTCATCCAATTATCAGAACCTGCGTTTACATTCGTCCAAGTATTCGATCCAGCAGAAACTGGTGTCCATGTATCGCTACTTGTTCCTACATTCGTCCAGTCGTTGCTACCTGCGCTCTGCTCAGTCCAATTAGTCTCTTCAGGAGTTAAATCTGACCACTCCTCACCAATAATCTGACCATTCGCACTAATTATTGCCAGAGCATTAACATAACCAACACCAGCAAATATCGCATTAGCATTACAAGTTACTGTTGCCAGAGCGTTAATACTTGCATTACCCTGATAAACAACACCACCGTTAGCTACAACTGTCGCAGTTCCAGTAATCGATCCAACAGCAAGTCGAATCCTAATTCCTGTCGCTGTAACCGTTGCTGTACTACTTACCGCAGCGTTGCCAAATTGTACTCTTGTTGCATTAGCTGTAACAGTAGCCGTTGCGTTTATTGCAGCTACGCCGCTAAATATCGCTACACCAGCCGCTGTTACAGTAGCATTGCCAAATACCGTAGCAGTGCCAAAATTTAACCTACCACCGTTTGCCGATACCGTAGCAGCACAGTTAATTGAACCTGCCGCCATCCTTTGCCGTGTACCAGCAGCAGATACCGTTGCCAGAGCATTTATACTCGCAGCACCGAATAACGTCGATCCACCTAATGACGCATATGGAGACTGAGCATAAGTGCTAATCCCAAACATTTAGACAATCGTCCAGTTTGCGCCAGAAGGCACAGTAACCGTCACCCCGTTAGCAACCGTTGTATTCTTGCCGCTAATGCCCTCATAGCCGCTTGGGAACGTCATAGACGTACTTACAATCTGGTTGGTCAGCAAAATGCCATTAGAGGCCGCTAAATGCAGCGCATAAGCCACATTATCAGCATCCTCATGGACAGACTTATCAGATGGATACGTTACAAATACGTCCTTGCTATTAGCCGCAAAGTTAATCGCAGCCGTAGTGCCAGAGCTATTTGAGAGGATCGTATTACGAGCTAATGTCGTACCAGAAGCCGTATAAGTTCCGATACCGACTTCCCATGTACCAGCAGTAGAATCAACAATAGCGTAATAGGTGGTATTACCATTACCTATATCCGCAAATGAGCGAAAGCCAATAGAAGCGCCAGCTAACGTCAATGTACCTGTACCGGATGTCGTACTGGTCTCTTTTATCCTATCTTTAACGACCAGAGGCATTTTCTACCCCTTATGCCAGAGTTACGCTCAAGCTGCCGACAGCAATCTTAAAGATATCTCCTGAGTCAATCGTCTTAGACGCATCCAGAGCCGTGTGATATAGCAGGTTGCCACCAGTCAACGAATCCTCAATGCCGATCCAACCTACGGTTCCCCATGATCCTGTGGCTTGCGGGAACTCAATCGCAGCACTGTTGGTACTAACACCATTACTAGGAGCGCCAAAAGTAACAGCCTGACGAGCATAAGATCCACCAGAAACCTCAGTTCCTGTATCAGCATCAGTCGGATCAGACGTATACAGGCCGACATAAACCGTTGTAGGACTCGTATAGCTCGTATTCCGCAAGGTAGCGTTAATCAGAGCGTTTTCCAGATAGTTCGACATTTCTGCCATGATTTCACCTCACGTTATAAGACATTGCCATAGGCTGACCACTGTACTCACTAGACTGGTCAGCACTAGAAATAGACGCTATCGCCCGGTCATACAGAGAAGCCCAGACCTGCAATCTTGCATCGTTCATCAGGTACGGTTCAGCCTCAGCCAAAGCCGCATACAGCAGGGCATCCGGGCAGTTAGCCAAGAAGACATTGCTTGTGTTGGAGTCACTCAGAAGCGGAGGCTTTGCGTAGTACAGCATCTGAGCCGTGTACGCAGTATCAGGAATAGGTGCAAACTGAATCTCTGAAGCCAGAACCGTGTAAGTCCGTGGGATACCAGACTCAGTAGCCCGTGTGCTTTGGTAGAAGCTATTAGGAGCCTCGTAGGAGACAGAGCTGATCGGGGTAGTCTTGAAGTGAATATCTCGCATCTCTAGGAAGTCTGTAGGTAGACCAACCGTAGAATCACCGCCCGTAGTATCAGCGGTAGCTACCACCAGCATCTGACGGATTCTCAGGTCTCGACGCAGACGCTCCTCAGCCAGCCGGATAAAGTCAGGGATAACTGAGTTCAGGTCACTACGAGCTAGGTAGTTCGCTATCGTAGTCTTTAGGTCACTGTAGCTCGTAAATGCCATGTTTATTTCCCGTTATTGTGCGCCTCTATAGCGCCTTCCTCTACATCTTCCCATCGATACTCGTAAGTCCCAATGTGCCCAATATGCTTGGATAGGCTGTGATCTACATAGGTCTGAAAGCCCGCATCCAAGGCCTTGATGCAAAAATGCACATCCTCGCCAATAATGCCCTTAGACCCCCAACCCACATCAAACCAAGGCTTAGGAACCTTCTCAAACACTTCCTTGCGAATCATCACCACACCAAAACCAACCGCTGTGACAGGCTCTATACCCTCCCTGCCCATCGAATCTACCTTGTGCCAAGCGTGACGAATAATCTTACCCTCGTCATCCTTCTCAATCTCAAGGTTTAACGCAGTCGGTAGCGTAGGCTTACGTCTAGTTACCGCATTGACACCAACAATCGGAACCTCACGGCTTAGCAAAATGTCAATCGTGTCAGCCGGGAACCTCATGTCTGAGTCAATAAACAGAACCGCATCACATCCTTCAGCCAGAGCAGCATCTACTAGCTTCTCTCTCTGATCGAATATCAGCGTTCCTGCCATCGTATAGAGCTTTAGCCCGTTGCCATCTTTGGAACACCTGTGCTTAGAATCCCTGCCAACCATCTTGGCAAAGTCAAAAGCAAATGCAGTGTGAACCTCGTCCCTAGCTGGTACACAAACTCCTACGTTCATCAGTTCCCCTTAGAGATAGTGCCACGATAAGTTTTCCAAACCGCATTATCGGGATTATTAAGCCAACTAGCAAACGCTGCGTCATCCACAATACTAAAGCCCTTCATGATGCCAATCTTGTTCAAGTCATCAATGACCGTGAACGGGATTCTGGCTACATGATGAAGCTCGTTAAGATGCCCAGTCCTCTGCTTGTCAAACTCTAATTGAGCCTTGTTAGCCTCAATGATCTCCGATACATCCTGTTTAGTCTCGATGACGATACCGCCATCACCATCTGCGTGTACTGCTGTATCTCTAAAGTCCATAAATCCTCATAACTCCCCCAGACCCTAAGGCCCGGGGGATATACAAAACTCCGTTACAGAGCCATGTTCAGGTCAGCCACGATGCCATGAGCAGCCTCGTTTTTGACCTCGAGCGTGCACTCGACCAAGATTTGAGTCTTGTCAGCATCGCCAGCCTTAGCCAGTTCGTTCGTCTGGAACGGACGCAGGTAAGCAATAGCTGCATACTCAGGATCAAGGATCAGAGCATCACGGGTACGCATGAAGCGGTTAGGAACCACCGACATATTGCCGAAGTCGCTGACGTAGATGTCAGCAGCGCCGATAATCGTCGAAGGAGCAGCACCAGTCACGTTGAAACGAGTCTCAGCGATACCAGTGAACGAAGACACCTTCTGCTTACCAGTTGCGCCAACCATCAGCACTTTAGGCGAGCCACCGGAAACGAACACCTCAGCCACAACTTCTTTCAGCAGGGCTTCAGTGAAGGTACGGGTGTTACCGTCAGTACGGGTAGAAACACCGATAGTCGTAGGATCGCCACCGTTGGTTTGAGCCGACGAGTTGGTTTTGATCCAAGACAGCAGCGAACCCATCTTACGAGCGTTAGAACCGTCACCAGCCGAACGACCTTGGTTCGACAGCAGGATGGTTTCCAGATCGCGTTTGATCTCTTGCGAAGCCTTAGCCAACTGATAAGCCTTTTCAGACTTACGACCAGCCTTGTTCACTGTGTCCAGAGTGCCAGAGACCTTGATAGTCTTTTGCAGGATCTGGGTGTAGTTACCAAGACGAACAGTCGGAGACAGGGTAGCGTCCGAAGCATCAGCACCTTCAACAGCAGCGTTAGCGGTAGTAGCGGCTGCAAGGGTGTCGGTCTGCCACTCGTGGTAAACAGCCGTAGCTTTCGTCTTGCCAATCGAAGACATGAAAGGAGTCTCGGTTGGGCTGATGTCATAGATAACATCGGTAAGGTCTTCACGCTGACCAATAGCGGTATGGGCGGTATAAGTTGCCATGATTACATTCCTTATAAGAATCGTTCAAATACACTTGCGGCATCAGCCACCCTCCCGGACGACTTAGCTCGCGCTTTAAGTTTCCTCAGTTCCTCGCTATTACTGTCTCTTGGCTTTGATACTCCGGGCTTAATCGCCTTGGGAGCCTCAGAAACCTTCTTATTAACAGCAGGTTTGCTCGACTGTAACTTGTCGTATTGCATAGCCTTATACAGCGTCAGAACTGCACGGGAATCAAACACATTCGTCAATTCCTCGTCAGAGAACCCCATCTGCCTACCAAAATTGCGAATATCCTTGCGGATAGTCTCGCTTTTTTCTGGATCAGCAAAGGCGGGAATCGCAGCAGCCAGCTTCTCGGACTCAGCAGAAATTACCTGCCTCATCTGTTGTTGCCGGTCATATTCCTGCTGTTGAGCTATACGCTCACGTTCAGCACGAACCTGCGCTAACTGTTTCTCCTTCTGAGACATCTCGGCTACTTTGACAGCGTAACCAATAGGATCAGTCTCTTTCAGATAATCCAGATTCTCCGTTTCCTGCGGCTGGTTCAACATCTGCTCGATGATCTCCAACCTTTGCGCGTATTGATCGCGCACAGCCTTAGCCTCTTGAATCGCTTGGCGCTCGGCCTCAACCGCCTTGCGTTCTTCAGCTACAGCTTGCGATTTCTTGGTGTAATCAGTGCCAAGTTGATAAGACTTGATGAGATCATCTAGGGTTACCTCCCGTTCTTCACCAGCGGCTTTGACACGGAATTTCTGAGGCTCCTCTGACTCATCCTCGCTATCTTCTTGTTCTACCTCCGGCTCATCTGAATATTCCTCAGACTCATCGGATTCGGCATCGCTATCGTTGGCCTCTGCTTGGAGTTCCGGTTGTTCCTGTTCGGAGCCTTCATCCCCACCCATCAGACCCAAGATAGCGCTTGCTGCACTATTCACATTTAACTCACCACTACCCTCAGGTGTCGTGTTTTGAGTATCGCTCATAAGTTTCCTAAATTATATCGGGAACCGCCCGACTCGGGTTACAAAATCTTTATCCTTCTCTCGTCAATCATCTTCTGAGCAGCAATGCTTTCGAGATAGGACTCTATCGATTCCAAGACCCGGAGGCGCATATACGCTTGTTCCCTGATCTCAGTATCACCATAATCACTTGTTGTAAACTTGTTAAGCTCTGTGCCTCGGAGGTCTTCCATCATCTCCTGAAACATAGGCTCTCGTAGCAGGTTAATAGCCCACTGTGCTTTATCCACCAGTTAGGCTCCCTAGCTCTTTAATTGTCTTCAGAACAATCTCAGCCTGTTTGTTACGGGTTTGCTCGTCAGCCAAGTCCATAGCCAGAATCGCTTGTAATTCCTTGACAGCCAACTCAGCCTCTTTAATCCGAATATCAGCCTGATCCTTCTGGCTCTTCATCTGCATCTCAATGCCCTTGCGGGTGAACTCAGCCTCCAAGGTCTGACGCTCCAAATCCAGCTTGGCAGCATCAATCTGGGCCTTGGCCTGTATCTTCTCACGCTCAACCTCAGCCAGCATCTGAGCTACTTCAGCCTGTGCATCAGGGCTAGGAGGCTGTGGCTGCGACAGCATAGCGTCCTGCTCAGGCGTGATCTCGTTCATGAAGGCATCAGCATCCTTGAACCCTGCCGCCTCGATAAACCGAGCCAATGTGTTGCGGTACTGACCAACCGTTACTAGCGGGTTAGACGGGCCATACGTCTGAATAATCTGTTCCTGCTTGGCAAGGATCATCTGGAGCATAGCCAACTTCTGATCCCGGTCACCTGCACCCAAGCCAACATTAATCGAAACATCGTACTCGTTAGCCCATGTGCGAGGATCAAACTGCACATACTTGCCACGCATACGGACGATCTTGGGCTTGTCCTGATACTTGCCCAACAGCCGTAATATTCCTTTGAATAGGCTTTTAACGCCAGTTTCTGCAAATATTCTGGCAATCAACTCCAATTTGCCAGAGTTCGACTTCATCATCGCAGCAACAGCAGCAGCCGTTACATTCGACAAGACATCTGGATCAAGACCCTGTTGCGCGTCATTAATACCTGTACGCTTAGTCTGGATCTCGTCCATGTACTGAAGCATAGGCATAGCCTGACCAAAGGTAGACTGAACCTCAAGCGGAACCAGAGCGTTAGGGCTTTTCAGACGGACAATGCCACCAGGAGTAGCGTTCAGCAGGTCATCTAGATTCACCTGACCATCAACAGCGCCCACACGGTTATTGTTCGTCAGGTAGAGATTATCGAGAGACTGACGGGTAATAGTGGACTTGATAAGCTGGATGTCCATAGTTCTGTCGGCCAGCGACTGACCAAAGAACTTGTGCGGAATCGGAATAGGACAAATGCTGTGGAACGGTACGTAATCACACTCGTCATCCTCTAAGATTTCTGAGCCGCAATAAACAATCCGGCGCAACTCAGCCAGACCATCGCCATCCTCATCGATACGGATATAGCACTCGTACACCTCAACCGTCTGCATAGCAGGATCAAGGCTTTGTGCTTCGTCTGGCTGTTCCCCTTGGTCAAAACGAGCTACTCGCTCAGGGCTAAACGTCAGATCATCATAAGAAGGCAGCTCATCTACGATGTCTTTGTCGTAGCCCAGTGCAATCAATTCTGACCGCTGCATGAGCTTACGATGAGCTACAAAGGGAGCATCCTCAATAGTTCTAGCCGCCTTGGAAATCAAGAACTCCTCTGGCGGGACGTTCTCAATCTTTACGCAGCCATACTTCTTAACACGCTTTACCTCAATCTCGTACACAGGAGCCATAATCGGCTGGCCCATCATATCCATGCCAGCTTCAATGAACTCGACTTCCTGCTCGACAACTTCCAGAGACTCATCCGACAGAAGCAAAGCCAACTCATCCTCTGTCAGGTTCTCGTATTCCTCTTTGGTAACTTCCTCGCGCTCGTCCCAATAAGACTTAACTACTCCTACCTTCTGAAGCAGGGCATCCTTGAACCAGTTGTGCAGGATCAACAGGCCATCGTTCTCACGATAGAACACCCAGTTACAGTAGTCGGTAGCTTGTTTGGCAGACTCCTCGTCATTGGCTGACTGAGGCTCAAAGTAGACAATATCCTCTGTTGTCGTAAAGACACGGATAAGTTGTGGCAGCGCAGCATCGATGGCCTCGGCAACCTCACCAGTAACAATCTGGCTACGGCCTTCTACCTCGTTTCCATAAGGATTACGCAGGTAATAGTCCAGCGCTCTACGACGATCTTCTGTAGTTTCTGTCTCAATGTAGCCGATTGAGTTATCTATCTCGGCTTCAAGGATGCCTTTAATCTGGCCTTCATCCATCTTCATAGCAAGCCCTTACAGGAATTTTGCCTATTATACAACCCATTTGGCATTGATAGGCAAATCTGACGACCATGAATCATCGCTCTCGTCAAGCCCGATTGCTAGGTATCTAAACGCATCTGAGTAGTGGCTAGACCAGTCATGCAGTGGCTTGTCGTAGAACACCTGTTGCTTCTCGTTATATTCACGACGATAGTTCCGCAAAGCATCTAGTCCCGTCTTAGTCTTGTGGTCAAACCAGCAACGTGGGAGCAAGCGTCTGACAGCTTGTATTCCATCGGCTACAGACAGTCTAGGCGCAACTGTAATCTCTAAGCCAGCCTCGTTAAGAACCTCCTTACGGCTCTTACCAGTGCCTAGTTCCCTTACCTCCACATCGTGCGGCAGTATCTGTGCAAAGCCTTCGTACTTGTTTTCCCTGAGCCACGATACATACCAGTCCAAACCGACTCCGTGGTTCTCGACGCAATCGATAATCCTAACTTCTTTGCCAGCCAACTGAGCAACGAACAAGCATGTAGAGTCACCCATACCGAGATCCCAAGCAACAAAAGACCGGCAAAGATCATCCCGGTCAATAGTCGTGATCCTAGACTTGGCTTCGAGATCGTTAATAATCTGACCATAATAACTACCCTCAACTGGTGCATCAAAAGAACACTCGAATTCTTGCAAATACTTATCTTCTCCCATTTCTTGACGAGAAGACCATAGCTCTTTCTCTGGGATAATATTTGTCTGCGAAGCCCTAAACTCAACTAACGCCCAATCCTCAGTTACTTTGGCTCTATCGCGCAACCCTTTATAGTGATTGTTCCCTTTCGGGGTTCCGATGAATAGCGCCCATCCAAGACGATCAGCTAGGGCAGGACGAAGAATCTCGTTCCAAATCTTAGGATTCATATCGCCAACTTCGTCTAGCACTACTCCATCGTAGTACCCACCTCGTAACGAATCTGGGTTTTCAGCGCCATGTAGCGAAATCCTACGTCCCCAGAAATCTACCCTAAGTTCCGATATATTAGCCACTGCACCTAGTGGAGCCGTATATTTAACTAAATAATCAAAGGCAATTCTTTTGGCTTGGGCATAAGTTGGCGCGACATAGGCGTATCTAGGAGCCTCTAGCTGGCACTCTATAGCCTGTTTAACAATCTGGTTAATAGCTGCAACAGTCTTGCCAAACCGCCTGTGCATAACTCCGACAACGAAGCGGTTATTGTCTAACGCCTCATGCAGAGTTAGTTGATGTTCCCTTGGCTTATAAGGGATCTCGATTACTTCACTCATACAAATATCTTTTGCTTTTGTGCATCATTTATTCGGTCACAAGCAATATCAAAATATTTTCTTTCTCGTTCTATCCCAATAAACTTTTTCCCCGTTTGCACACAAGCAACACCAGTGGTTCCAGATCCCATAAATGGATCAAGAACTGACTGTATGTTTCCAGCTTTTTCTAGTGTCCAAAGCATTACCTTTAAAGGCTTCATGGTTGGATGAATCTTTTTTTCACCAGACCAATGATGTGACAAATGCCTAACTTGTTTTCCAAAATTAGTCCATGCCATTTCGCATTCACTGAAACTTCTTCCGTCATTTTTTTTGTGCCAAATTAACCAATCATTTGTCGGTGGTAATTGATCCGAAAAATAATTTCCACCCCAAAAACAGGCATATTTAGAAACACTTAACCAAATAGAAACATCTGGGGCTGATTCATCCCAATCCCCACCACGATCAAATTCTTTCTTACCTTTGCCTAATGTTTGTTTATTTGCGCTTATTCCATACGGAGGATCAGTAATCACAGCATCAACTTTGTCTAATGTCGGCAGTATGTCCATGCAATCGCCAAGGTATAGGGTAGCGTCCCCTATTGTGACTATTTCTGCCATGTAACCACGTGCTGCTGAGGAGCACCGTCAAGTCCTGTGACCTCAGTCCTAGCCAACTTAGGGATATGGTACTCAGATAGCTTCTGGATAATGTCCAATGCCTTATGAGGATCTTTATCAGCCACCTCATTAAGCCATCTATCCATGTTAGGAGCATTGCGCTCTAGTAGGTTAGCTATAGCTTCTCTTACGATGCTTGTGGACTTATTAGGCATTCCCTTAGGTCTACCCGGCCCTGCTAGTCCTTTGCCGATTTCTGGCGTTTTAAAATCGCTATTTGTTTCCATAATTGCATTATCCTTTGGATGTCATGCGTAGAACATATCGTACATATCTGGCCTGTTAGCCTTTATCCACTCTCGTGGTTCCTCATGGCATTTCTTGTAGTCAGTCCCTACTGTCTGGCTCCCTGCATGATGCACATAAGCCCTCGATACGAAATGCCTAAATCCTGCCTCTTGCAGGTCATGGCATATTATATTATCGGAATACCAATTAGTGCTAGGAAACTTGGCTGTCTCCCATGCCTTCCTGCTTATGCTGGCAAATATCGGAGCAATTACGCCAGTTTCCTTAATCTTTGACTCACTAGCCCACCTCAGCCCTACCTGCTGATCTTGCTCTACAGGGAATCTAATGTTTTGGTCATGCAGCACATAGTCAGACCTAGCTCCCAAGAAACCTACCTCAATGTTGTTCTCTTGGATAAGTTTATAGTCTGTCCCCAATAACTTTATAGTCTCAGGATTCAGCACAACATCGTCATTACTCAGGATTACCGAGTCAAACTTCCCATGCTCGAAAGCGTAGTCTGTAGCTACATTGTAAGCATCGCCAAAGTTATCAGCCTGATTCGGCCTCCAGACCAAGTTAGGCAGGATGCTCTTAGCCCTATGCCAAAGCTCTAGACTATTCCCAGATAGGTATACAGGCATCGTTGGGGCATAGACCCTGATACTCTCCAGCAATACAGTTACACCCGGATTCTTAATCGTACAGATGACTATTGCTTGCACAGTGTTACTTTCATGGAATCTACTGCTCTTGGCGTTCTAAGAATTTCCTGATCGGGAAGTCCGGCCTCTGACATCTCTGTGCCCAATTCCGTCAGCTTGAACTGGATTTCTTCTAGCTTAAACCCTGACTCCCACCCCAAATACCAGCACCAATCAGTGTAATACAGCCAACTGTTCTCATTAAATGCCCGTACATGAGTCGGATCTTGCCATGCACCCAGACTTAATTCATACGGAACAGAAATAATAAATTTCCCGTTCGGTAAAAGCAGGTCTCGGCAGTTCCTCATGGCGCTAACCAAATCTGGGATATGCTCCAGAACATCGTTAGCTAAGATAGTGTCAAATATCTCTGGCCTTATCTTGATCTGACCAAAGCGGGTCTCAATTACCTCACCCCATTGCACTTTAGAAATATCACATACCCAGTCAGGTTTTACCCTTGCCTGAATATCTGAATTTAAACAGTCTTCTCTCCAGTCTTTGCCGGAGCCTAAGTTAAGGGTTAAGGGCTGCAATTAGATCCTCTACGTTATCGGAACATAATAAAGGGATAAGCTCTTTGATACGGCTGTCAGGTAGATTCCACCACGGTTTTTTTAAAAGCCTTTCTATCTGGTCTTCAGTGAACCGCAGCTTCAATACTTTGGCCGGGTTCCCACCAACAATCGAATAAGCAGGAACATCCTTAACCACAACAGCCTTAGCCGATATAACAGCGCCATCGCCAATCGTTACCCCTGAGAATATCGTAGCGCCTGACCCTATCCAGACATCGTTCCCAATGACAACATTACCCTTAGTTGCCGGGTGTCCTTTGCCATGCCAAGGGAATTTGTCCTGATGAATATGCCCAAACGGATAAGTAGTTACCCAGTCAGTTCTATGATTTCCACCGAGGAATATCTCTACATTGTCAGCAATAGAACAAAAAGCGCCGATTAATACATCAGCGCCCTCACCCCATTCCCTTAAACGGATGTTTTCAATCCCAT